GTTGTTTCGCTGCACTCCCATCATCTGCCGGTGGCCGTTTTGATTGTAGCCGCCAAAAGAACAGTCAAATTTTACGCGCCCGCCGTAGAGTCCGTAGTCGTTGCTGCCGGCCGTATTCGCGGTAAGCCCCGGATCGCCGTAACCGGTCGCGCCATCCGTCTGCGAACCCTTCGCATTATGGGTCATGGCACCATGCCAGGTTATTGTATTTGTGCCAGGGTTCCTGGCGTTCACCGCATGGGTTGCCGCTGTGCCTCCGATGTAGAGGTAGAGCGCCCGCATATCGTTCCACAGATTGATTGCTTTGAGCGCTCTGAAAAATTGAGAGACGACCTTCTTCTCCGTGGCCGTGGGCGTATAGCCCTTTGAGTTTTGCAGGTAGTCCAAATAGACCTTGCCGTCCGCGTCCAAAGACGCGCCAGGCGCGTTGTCGACCGCCGCAATGAGTGAGGTTTCTAGGGGGATTTCAACTGGAATCTCGGTTGTCATCAGTCGACGTAAATAGAGACAGAGGGGTTCGTGCCCGCGCCGACAAGCGTGGCGTAGACGCTGGTGTTAGAGTTGACCGTGACCAGGTGATAGCGCAACATGGACTGCAGCACCGTTGATTCAAAAGGAAAGGCGTCAAAGAAAGTGGCACCTCCGTCGCGCGAAAGCTGAAGCTTTGTGCGTCCGCCCTTCATATTGCCTTGGATCGTGATGCCCTTCGCGGAGCCATCTCCTGCGTAAAGCAAAACAGGGGTTCCGTTGTTGGAGGTGATGGTGGTTGGATTTGACATGGTGTTTTTGAGGTTAAGCCGCCGCCGGGATAGACCGGCGACGGCACAGGTTGTCAGTTTCAGGCCGCGATGGTGGTAGCCGCAGCGAAGGATTGCAGGCGCAGGACTTGCGCGTCGCAGTAGAGGTTGAAGCTCACGCGGACTTCGCGATTGATATCGAGAATCCACGGATTGACGATGACCTCCAGACCGCCCCACAGACCCACAACGAAGTCGCGCCAGTTTCCAAAGATCAGCGCGGAACGATTGGTGGTGGCTCCGAGGTTTGAGGGCACGTTCGGGGTAATGGCGCACTTGTAGCCGGCGTCGCCAAGCTCTCCATCCTCGTAGAGGTACACGGGGAACGTGGTACCGAGCTTCGGGGTCTTGCGGGCCAGCTTCTTGACCGAGGGGTTCGTCAGGTAGCCAAGGTTTCCCTGCAGAGCGTTGAAGTTCTCGACATTGGCCTCCATGCCCACAAGGTCATCCCAGGCAATCTTGAAGTTGGTGGCGTCGGCCAGCGTGTAGGCGGGCAGATTTGTAGTTGCAAGCAGTCCCGTCATGCCGTTCGTGGCACCATTGATGGCGGCCTTTTCGAGGTAGCTCATCAACTGAGTGGTCAGTTCGCTGACAACAAACTCCTGGACGTAGGGCACCTGCTTCATTTCCTGCTTGGAAATGTTGATGTAGGTCGTCAAGGGTTTCGGTGAGAGACTGACGCTGTCGAACTTGTATTGAGCCTGTCCGGCGTTGCCGATTTCAGTCGCAAACGAGGGATCGGCAATCGTTGTGTTGTCGTAGCCGGGGCGCGGCAGCTTCACCTGGCCTTCAAGTCCCTCGATGAACCGGACTCCAAGGTCGCGGAATACCTGAGGATTAAAAAGCATGTTGAGCGGCTGCATCACATCCGTTTGAATCAACTGGCCGCCCGCGTCCCCCGCTACCGCTATTTGACCCGTCGCGGTGATGTCATTGCCGGTGCGTTTCTGCAAGGCCATGATGTTGAGCGCCGTCCTTGGCACGATGAAGGAACCGGTTGTCTGCTGGGGTTCTACGCCGACCGCGCGCATTTCCTTTTCGCCTTCGGACATGACCTCTGCCTCAATGCCGTCCAAGGCAAGTCCCTGCGACTTCAGGCTGATGGCGCGGGCAAGACTGAAGCGCGCCATGTCGCGCAGGTCTCTCTTCGAGTAATCGGGTTTGTATTTGGCCGGAGGGGCTTTGAGGGCGCGCTCGAACTCGTCGGCACGATTAATGGCGGCATTGCCGGCCTTCACCGCGTCGATGTCGCGGGTGAGGCTCTCAAGCCGTTTGTTGATTTCAGCGAGGCGAGAATTCTCGGCATCGCTAAAACCGCGTTTTTCACTCTCGACGGCGGAGTTGATCTTTTTCAACTCGTCCGTCAACGAGCGATATTCTTTTATGAGATGTTCCATAGGTTTAATTGGTGTTGGTGGATTTCAAGCCGCCGTTTAGAGAGGCTTAAAGCGTTGTGGCCAAGAGCAGACCTTGGCTTGATAAATTTCTCAAAGTCAGGGAGCGAGCGTGCGGATATTTTCGTCGCCGGATAGGCGGGAAAGGTTACCACACTCACCTCCGCCAAGAGCCGCACCCTCGTAATTGTCCGAATGCAGCATTCCTCGCCTTCGTCATTGACTCCATCCGTGTAATCAATCGACTCCCAGTCCGGCAGGAACCCGAAGCTCATGCCGTCGATGTTTCCCGCCTCAATGTTCTTGACCAAATCATCGGCCAGCACCGTGTCGGTGAGCCTTATCTGACAACGCAGCCCTGTCGGGTCGCATAGCAAGCTCAAGGTTCCGGCCTTGGTGCGCCCCAGCACCGCCCCCGTGTCATGGTTATAAAGCGCGCGGACATCGGGGCTCCCCCTCAAACACTCGTCCAAGCTCCCCGGCGCCATCTTCTCGTAGATCGCCCGGCCATCCGGCATTTCTCCCAAGGGTTCGCTCAGGGAATTGAATACTACCGCCAAGCCTTCCAGCACTCGCCCCGCGTTCCCCTCAAGAGAGCGAACCTTCAATCCACCGTGGTCGGCAGAACGTATCGTCAGGTATTCCAAATTATTTCTCGTTTCGTGTATCATGGTTTTTCCTCTGGAGGCTTGGGCGGGGTTGGCGGTTGGTTGGCATCTGCATTGCCGGGGCGCATGTTAAGCGGGGTCAAAAATTCATCGCCACCCACGTAGGGGCTCAAGCCCAGCTTTTCGCGCACCTCGTTGCGGGACATGATGCCGTTGACGACCGCAAGCTGATACGCTTGATAGGTGGCCAGCATCTCGGCGCGATTGATCGCGTCCAAATCAAACTTGTAGAAATAATTCTTCCCGTAGGCGGGGTTCGGGATAAGGAGCTTTCTTTTACACTCGCGTTCAAACTTCACGATGATGGGCAGTATGGTCTCGCGCAGGTAGGAAGAATTCTCGGACTCGATGTTGTTGAAAGAGGATTTATCCAAGATTCCAATCTTGTGCGGCTGAACCTTGAAGAAACGCGCGATGCTCTTGTCGACCGCCGTCATAATCTGCTCGTACTGGCTGTCCAGGAGCGTATCGGTCGTCTTGTCGAACTTTCCTCCCTGTTCAACGATGATCGTCTTGCCCGCGTTGCTGACCCCCGAATGCAATTCCTCCAGGCTGCGCTTCAAATTGGCGCGCGCGTCCTCGCCCAAAGCTTCAGGGAACGACAGCACGCCGCTTGAGGCGTTGTAGTTCTTGAACCAATTGACGCCGTGCGAAAGCAACTGCAGCGCAAGCATAAGCGTAGGCTTGAGCATCCGAATGGGGTCGACCGCCGTTATTCCGTCCTTCGTGAAATTGCGGATATGCAGCACCTCCGGCTCATAGCGGCGCAGCACTTTTCCGCTTGTGAGGTAGAGCTCGTAGGAGATAACTCCGCCCTCCTGATAGGTCAGGTGGCGCCATACATCCAAGGGGTACAGAAATGGGGTGCCGTAGTTGTTGTAGACGATATCGCAAAACCAAAAGCCGCGTAAAAGATAGCTCTGAATGAAGGCATGGATGAGGTCGGAAGTGGAGATGTCCTCGTTGGGCTCCAAAGAGAGCTTGTCGTAAAGAATCGTATCGTCAGCCAGGACGTTTTGCTTGCCCTCCTTGCGGTAGAGTTCGATGGGGGCCGTGGAGAGCGTGCCGGCAATCGAGTTGATGCACGCGACCACCGAGGGAACCTGTATCGCCGTCTCCGGTGTGGCTTCTGTGCGGATCTGCTCGCTGTAAAGCGAGATTGCCGAGCTTAGGATCGTGGGATTGTACAGCGCCTGAACCTCTTTCGTCTGTACCGACCGCTGAAAGAGTTTCCCTATCGCGCCAATTGTGTTTTGAAGAATTCCTGCCACCTTGGGCTCAAGTCTGGTTGCCTCTTAAAGCGCCAACAATGCGGGAGCAGGAGTAGTTTGAGACAGGAGAGTAGCGGGAGACAAAAGAGTCGTTGATTACTTATGAAGATAGCACTAGACTTTAACCAGAGATGAATAAGGAACCCTCCCAAATTGTCCTTTACTCCACGCCGGATGGTAGCACTAAACTGCAGGTGCGCCTGGAAAATGAGACCGTATGGCTTACCCAGGATCAGATGGCGGAGCTTTTTAATAAATCGAAATCGACCATCAATGAGCATATTCAGAATATTTACGAAGAAAAAGAGTTGGTAGAATCAGAGACTATGAGAAAATTCGGAAATTCCGAATTTTCTACAAAACCCACAAATTACTACAGTCTCGATGTCATTATTTCAGTGGGTTACCGCGTAAAGTCTCTTCAAGGCACGCAGTTCAGGATATGGGCGACCCAGCGGCTCAAAGAGTATATTGTCAAAGGTTTTACGCTTGACGATGAACGCTTAAAGCAGGGCGGCGCACGCTCAAGGTATTTTGAAGAACTGCTCCAGCGTATCCGCGATATTCGTAGCAGTGAACGGAACTTTTATCAAAAAGTCACGGACATCTATGCCACCAGCATTGACTATCTGAAAGACGACAAGTTGACCCAGCTGTTCTTTGCGACGGTTCAGAATAAAATGCATTTTGCTGTACATGGGCATACCGCCGCCGAGATCATCGTCAAAAGGGCTGATTCCAAGAAACCGTTGATGGGCCTCACGAGCTTTAAAGGGAACTACATAACTCCCCAAGATGCCAAGATCGCCAAGAACTACTTGGCTGAGGATGAACTACAAAAGCTTAACCTTATTGTATCGCTTTATCTAGACTTTGCTGAACTGCAGGCTATCGAAAAGCACCCGATGAAAATGGCAGACTGGGTAAGAAAGCTGGATGACTTTTTAAGAGTAAGTGGACGTAAGCTTCTGGATAATGCGGGAAGCGTGAGTGCGGAATTGGCGGCTAAGAAAGCCGAGGAAGAGTACGTTAAGTACCGCAAAGCGGAGGATAAAAACTATATTTCAGACTTTGACCGCGAGATGAAGAAAATAAAGAAAGAAAAAAGGGAGTCTTCCTAACCTTTCGGCTTTGTGCACCAAGCTGGTGCACAAAGGCTAAATGATTTGTGCAGCAGCCTGTTGCACAATTATACAATCAACAAACCTCGATCCTTATACACGCTATTGAGCTTGTCTTTCTCCGCCCCTGCCATGAAGGCCGAGCAAGCCATGACCAGCGCCACAATCCCGTCAATGCGCTGATTCCTCCCGCGCAAGCCCTCAGGCTTCACCGGCCGCATATTGTCGTTGTTGTCGCGGTAGACCTCCACATTCGTCGCCATCCAGTTGAGTACGGGGTTGTTGGGATGCTTCAATTTCCCTTCAATGATAAGCGACTCAAAGAAAGAGGACGGCTGACCGTAATTTCTGACAGTCTGTTCAAATTTCCCGATGTCGGGGATATCCTTTTCCACTCGTTGCGCTACATAGGCCGCCTTCCACGGGTCAACGATCAGCTGCTTGATTTTATAGAGCTTTTTCAACTCAAGGATTTTGTCGACGACCTGATTCTGGTCGATGAGCGCACCTTCGCAAGGGATGATGTAACCGTCCTGCATCCATTGTTCATAGGGCACCTGATCGTCGAAGCTCCGCGCCTTGATCGTTTCCCTTGGCATGAAGAAAAACGGTAGGCTCCAATAAACCCCGTCCTTCTTAAAGACCAGCACAAGCGCCGTCAGGTCGGTCGTCAAAGACATATCCAAGGCCGCCACGCATTCCGTGCCCAAGAGTTGCGGGTACTCGTTGCTGCCGCATGAGAGCCACTTCTCCTGATTGAGCCAGGAGCTTGACGACGAGACCCAAATGTTGAGATGGAATTGCTTGAAGTCGTTCTGCAGTCGCGGGCTTTCGCGCGCCTTGAGAAACTCGTCACGCAAGACTTCGAGTTTTGGAGTGATTCCCAGCGATGGATTGGCCTTGAGCCAGTTCTTCTCGTCCGTCCAGTCGTCCTTCGGATCAAGCGCGTAGATTTTAACCAAGTAGTGCGGGTTCTTCAGCGAATCGCGCAAAACCGACTGATCGTAGCACCAGCGATCCCAGGCAAACTCATTCTTGCGCTCTCCAGCCGTCCCGATGGTGATAAAAATCGGCTGTCGACGGCTTCGGCGGGATTTTGAGAGTGCCGAGTACAATTCGCTGTCGGTCTGGTTCCAAATCTCGTCCAAAACCGCGATGTGCGGGCTTTTCCCGTGAAAGTTCTTTCCTTCTGCGCTCACCGCCCCGAAAATGTTCGTATCCCAAAGCTCCAAGCCGCTTGTCGGATGCACAATCTTCCGGCGATAGATCAACTCCCCGTAGCTTTCCGTGAATTTGTCCTTAAGGAAGGGGCTGTTCTCAACAAACCGTTGAGCCTTGGTGTAGCAAGAGTCCGCTTGCTTGCGCGACTTTGCCCCCACGTATCCCTCGGCGCTTGGCTCGTCGTCATTGCAAATCCCATCCAGGCACAAGCCCGCCGCAAACTCCGTCTTGCCGCCTCCCTTCGCAATCCAGATCGCGCCCTCACGGTAGCGCCTTAAGCCGGTTTCCTTGAGCCTCCAGCCGTAGAAATTTGCCACCCAGTCATCCTGCCAGTCGTTCAGGATGAACGGTTCTCCGGCGAATTCCCCCTCAAAGTGAAAAAGACACTTCTCGAAAAAGAATTTGTGCTTGAGGTAGGCCGCCTTGTCCCAAAAGTAGAGTTCATATTCGTTTTGTTTGTGGATTATTTCGGTCATGAAAAGTGGCCTCCTTGTCCGCCTGGCGCTTTAGGATTTCGCTGATGTCGTCGCTCGTGGAAACCTCCACGTTGTCAACTGACGCTGCGATTTGCTTCATGTCCTGTTTGATCTCGGCTAGGCGCCTGGGCTTTTCCACCACGCTCACGCGTTGACGCATTCTCGGCGTCATCCCAAAGCCGTCCAGATAGTTCTGATAGTCCCGCAAGGCGGATTTTTTGAGCCGGTCAAGCGGGTTGATGATAAGTTGCTGGTTCGCCCCGCGCGTCACGGGTGTTTTGTCAACAATCTCCTTGTAGCGCACATAGGTCGCCCAGGCCTCGCACATGATCTCCAAGGCGCTGCCATCAGCCTCGGTCAAGACCCCCGCCTCGTAGAGCATGGGCGCAAGCTTATCCCATTGCTTTGAGGCAACCGGCGAGAGCGTGTCGGGCTTGATCGGCATCTCCACCTTGAACCTCGGCTCGACCTTTGACCGTGCTGTGACTGGACCGCGCGCGCCCATTTAGATTTTCTTCACCTCCAGTCCATAGTTGACGCAGCGCTCCAAGATGACGCCGCAATATTTCTCGGAGAGTTCCATCGCGTAGCACTTTCGCTGCATGATCGACGCGGCGATAATCTGACTGCCGCTTCCGGCAAAGGGTTCGTAGCAGATAGCGCCCAATTCGGTGTGCTGACGCATCGGTATCATAAAGAGCTGGGGTGGCTTCGGGGTCGGATGTTCCGGGCGTTCTTTGCCGTCCAAAGAGTCAACCTCCCACACGGTCGAGAGAGCATCGTAGTCGACGCTCTGATTCAGGTCTCCGCCGTCTTGCAGAAACTTCCACACCGTGGGCCCGCTGTACTTTGTCTTGCGCGCGGGCTTATTCCCTTTCTTCCAGCCCATCAGACACGGCTCATGCTGCCAGGCATACCAGCTGTAGCTGATGACCGGCTTGTTTTTGACCCATATAATCGTCAGATGCTCCAGGATGCCATTTGCGCCAAAGGCCTCACGCAACAGTTGCGACCCTGCCTTGCCGGCGTGCCACACATAAACCGGCGCGCTCTCAACGATGGCGTGTGAGTAAGCCACCTGCAGGAAGGTCTTGTAAAGTTCCACGTTCTCGGAGGAATCCCAATCCTTGCCTTCCTCCCAATTGACGTTGTTGTCCGGACGGCTGCCGGTATAGTTGACCAGGTAGGGCGGGTCGGTATTGAGTAGCTCCGCTCGTTGGCCGGCCATAAGGGCCTCCACGTCCGCCTGCGAGGTGCTGTCGCCGCACATGAGCCTATGCTGCCCGCCGATGAGGTAAATATCTCCGCGCTTGACGCCCCACTTTTCGCCCAAGGCCTTTGAACGCTCCACAAGGCCGTTTGGGTTCTCCTTTTCATCGACAATCTCTGGCTGCAGGAATGCGCTCAGGTCGCCTTCGGCCATACCCAAGGCACCCAAGTCGATCTTGCCATTCAAGCCTAAAACCAGTTCCTTCAGTTTCTCGTCATCGCCCACGGCCAACTCCGCGATCTTGTTATCGGCAATCATGTCGGCGTATTCTTCCGCTTCATTGGCATACTCCTGCGTCTCCACCGGTACCTGCGTCCAGCCTTTCAATTTGGCCGCCTGTAGCCTCCCATGCCCCTTTGTGATAAAGCCCGATCGCTTACTGACGACGATCGGCGCCCTCCAGCCATTGAGTTCAATCACGCGGGCAAGCTTTTCAAGCTGCTCCGCCGGATGGGTGTTCGGGTTCTTGGGGTTCTCTATGAGCTTGTCCGTGGGGGAAAGCTCGGTGTAGCGGCAGTAGATGGCAGGTGTGGGCATTTTATGGATAAAAAGTGTTGTTTCCGACTTTTTCACGAAAACTAGTTAGTTTTTGAAATGAGGAGGCGGGTGCGGTTTTGCGGGTTTTTCTCCTGGAGATGACACCCCCCTTACCCCCGCGGGAGGCAGGGTACAGGCGAATAGGCTTTAAACGCACCATAGATACCAGCCTCCTTCGCTGCGCTTGCGGACGGTGTAGTGCTTGCCGTTGCGCTCCATCGCCTTGCTCAGGCTCTTGACATCGCTCTCGCTCTCAAGGGGGCCATAAGACTGGCTGGGCTTGATTAAAGCGGCGATCGACTGCCACTTGCGTATGGGCTCAGGCAAGGGGATGTCGTCGCGGATCTCCGGCCTGACGGTCATGGGTCGGGAACGTTCAGGGATGATGGTGGTAGGCATAGATCGTTTATGTTTGCTTGCCATAGGTTGCGGGGTACTTTTGATAGTCGGCCACCGTCTTGCGTGCGTGGCACTCGATGCAGAGCGTCTGGCAGTTTGAGCGGTCAAGTTTCCTGTTAGGATTGACGGCAACAGGTTCGGCGTGGTCGATGCGCGCCTCGCGACGATAAAGGATCAGTTTGCCGCATCTTGCGCATATCGGGTGCTTGGCGTACTCGCCATCGCTGACCTGCTTCCATCGCCAGCCATACCCGCGTTTGCTTGCGGGTGGTCGCTTGTCCTCACGCGGTGGCGTGGCACTCCGAAAGCGGGACATGATTGCCTCGCTCTCGGCATTCGGATTGTAGCGTCGCACAGGCATGGCTTAAAAAAGCTCCAGGCCGCTCCACTTGACTCCCACAAGGATCAGCCTGAAGGCCAGTCCCATGATGAAGCCAAAGGAAACAAGCATGGTCGCCAGTACAAGCGGCACAAGGATGGTGGTTAGGATTGCGTTGATGATTTTCATTGTTTTGTTTCGGGTGGATTTATGATTTTTAAGATTTCGTAGGCGACTTGCGGGACGATGGCATTTCCGAGGGCTTTAATTCTGTGTGTCCGTTGGGGTAGCCCATTACCCATTCCACAAAGGCCGGTTGCAGCCTCAAACCAGTATGCGTAGCGCCAATGCTCGAATGGATAACCTCGCCAAAGTTGCTCTTCCCACGATCCGTTATCGCCGCACGGCAGTCCTGCGCCTTGGGCGTCGGCAAAAGATTGATCACATTGTTGATCCCCTGCTGGCGGCAGTTGTTGCTCCTGCGATCTCCCGCCGTGGGCGTCGGGAGAAGCGAAATGACCGTCGCTATGTTGGGCGAGTACCCCGGACTCTGGTACGGCGTGAACTTGCTCGCTCTCGGCGTTGGAAGCAACTGATTCGCGAGCACGTCGCGCAAATTGCTCAATTGCTTGCGTCCAGGTCTCGTCACGTGGCGTTCTTTCCAAAGTGCGCGCGGCGTCTTGGGTGCCATGCCGTCCAGGCAGTTCGGGGTCGGCAACAGCCGTACAACGTGTTCCAGCGTCGGTGACTGTTCCGACGAGGACGGGTTGCTGGCTCTCGGTGTGGGCAACAATCCAGACCCTGTCTCGTCGGTGCGGGGCGTTGACGGCGCAAGCTGGAATAATAAACGCCCTAGCGGTGTAACCTTCAGCTTCCAAGTCAGCAAGCGTGCGGTCGAGTTCCATCGTGACGAACCCAGCAACGTTTTCTCCAACGACCCAAGCGGGCCTGTATTCCTTGATAACTCTGAACATTTCAGGCCAGAGGTCACGAGGGTCGTCTCGGCCTCGTTGCTTTCCGGCGGTGGAAAAAGGCTGGCAGGGGAAGCCGCCGGTGATGAGGTTGATTTCACCAGGGATTGTGGTTTTTGTAATGGTTCGAATGTCTCCATAGTTTTTGATTTTTGGCCAATGCTTCTTCAGAACTGCCGAGGCAAAAGGATCAATCTCGCTAAAGCCTACCGTCCGAATGCCCGCCCAGCGTGCTGCCAGGGTAAAGCCTCCGATTCCACTGAACAGATCGAGATGATTCACTTTTTGCGCTACTGCAGCCCTCTTGCTAAGGTTATTGTCAGTTGCAAATTGTCATCGGAGACTTGTAGCCGTTCGGCCAATTGCCCTTTGCGGATGGAGTCCCGAACGATCTCAAGCGCCTGAGCTTCACTCCTGGCCGAGAGCAAAAGGTCGAGATTCTTGACCGTGACCTTGTAAGTTTTCCATTCGTTAGGCATGGACGACCTCCTCCGGTACAAACCAATATTTGAAGATACCATCGGTGTCATAGCCCGAAGGAACGTTAAAGCCCCCGTACTGCGGTTTACGAAGATCGCGGAGACTGGAGGATAAGCTCGTTTGACTTGGGCGTTTCTTTGTATTCGGCGGGGTGATAAACTCAATCACCTCATCGACGCTGAACTTTTGGTTCGGATGCGAACGCAGGAACTTCAAGGCTCTCGTCCTTTGGTGCTCGGTTGACTTCGGATCGTAACAGCCTTGCGAATTATAGACCTCGTCGAAGGTAGCCCGTGTGTGCAGCTTCTCTCCAACGGCCTGTACTTTCATTGGTAAGTCTAGTTGCATGTCTTTTCCTCCTTTTTTGAAAATTCAATGTCGATTGCCAGCATCTCCCGCTTGGCTTCTTCGAGGCTTAGCCCCGTTTTTTCAAGTTTCTCGATATCGGTTTCTTTGCGGATTTCATAGAGTCCGAAAATTCTCTTCCTTGCCCGCAACTGCTCGCGTTTGTTGCGCTGGGCATCAGACAGGCGTGGCCTCATAGGGTATTCCTTTCGCCAGCAATCCGTTTAATGGTCGGTGCAGATTCTTGTATTTTCATTTCTAAACCGTGTTTAAATCTTATTTAAACCTTTTAAACAAAAACACAACTGTTTTATTTTAATCTTCTAAATCTTATTAACTTATTAGTGTCAGTTAACGCTTAAAGTAGCTAAACTTACATTCAACAAACCGCCTTCACATCAATTTGATTTCGGATTTTTTCAAACATTTCCCTTTCGGACGGCAGGGCATTTTTGTCATATTGCATGTAGAATTGGGTGTTGTTGAAAAATTCATCTCGTTGGGCTTTGGTTCCCTTCTCTTTGATGTAATCAGAAATGATCTCATACCTACTTTTGCGTTTGCCATTTTTGAAGTTATTCACATGCGCGCCCTTCTTCTCATATTTAATTCTCTCTTTAATACTCTCCTCCGTCTGTGGACGTGGGCTGCCCCCCTTTGCAACCGCCCCCTGCCTCCGGCCAAGGGCGGTATCAGACTCCGTCTGCAGCCGTGGGCTGCCTCCGCCTATAGACGTGGGCTGAATGACAACATTCCGCAGTTTCCGCAGCATCACGCGCCCATTAAATCTCTGCTCTACATAGCCAATTTTCTTCAGCTTGGAGCACCGTTCGCCCACCCATTTCTCCTTGCAACCGACAAACTCCCCAATATGCCTGTTGCTGGCATAGCACCAGCCCGGCACCTTGCTTTTTTTGCTTTTGCTGAGCGCGTCAATCTCAGCAAGGATCAGCCAGTCAATCGGTATCAGCCGATCATCTTCCATCCACTCCACGGGGATAAAAAATCCCGTGAAGCCTCTCTCCGGCTTCTCGTAGGGCTCGTCACCCATAGCTACTCCTCCAGCAATTCAACCATCTCAAAGCCTCCTTCGGGGCGCTTTAGAAAGTCGACCGGAGTGCGCATCTCACGCAAGAATTTCTTCGTGATCTCATAGTTCTTCACCCACTCCCTTTCTTCGTGGCGTTTGGCTATAATTTCAGATTTTGATAAGCTCTCGGCGTGTTTGCTTTTACCCTTGTGAATGTTTTTCATAGAGGAAATCGCAGTCATAAAACCAGGCTTCTACTCATATTTGTCCAGCATTGGTTTAAATGATTTAACAAAGACAAAAGACAACTTAGGGTTATGTCAACATGAATCTTGAATAATTTAAGACACAAAGGCTAAATATATTTTAGTTTTTCTAGCTTGAAATGATTGAAAAACTGTTTATCTTGGGTTTTAATTAAACGAAATGAGTATAAAGACGAAAAGTAGAAACGGTGCAGAAATGGCCGTGGAAGGAGTTCAGTTGTTCAAAAACCCCGACTTTGTAAAAGGAGGAGGCCATAGCTTGCGCAACCTCAAGGTCGGTTGTTATGACAGCAAAGGAAACCTGATTGCCGTTTATCCGAATGTAAAAATCACCGTCTCGCACATCATGCGAGCCAACCAGGACAGGTTCAGTCAGAGCTATATCTCGACAAAATTGTATCGCATCCTGAAAAAAGAAGAACCCAAAGAGTTCTTTAACTACTACTGGAAGTATCAAAATGACTAAGCCCAACGAAATACCCGATCCTCGAAACTGGAAGGACGGAATGTACATAGTCGGCAAACCTGATTTTACGGTTGATAGCCGCAAACGCCATCGGCGGATCTCCTGCAAGGATGCCGAGGGCAATCTTGTTGCGCTCTTCGATACGGTTGAGGTCGCCGCGAATTATGTGGCCAGCAAGGTCGGCTTCTCAATGGAGTATGTCCGCAACAAGATTTACAAAGGCATCAACAAGAAAGATGTCCTTTTTGGTTACGTCTGGGAGGACTACAAAGAGTAGCCTTCGGTCAGACCTTCACCGAAAAGTTGGGCTTCTCAATGATAAGGGTTCCATCGGGGAGCACACGGCTGCCTTTGGCCTTGTTCAGCCGTAATCGAGCTTTGGTACCGACCTTCTGAAACCAGACGATTTTTCGCTTCAGCAGGTTTTTGAGCGACCTCACTCGCTTAACAATCAGCACAAGCAGATTGACCTCCGGGTCGGTGGAAGGCCTTGGTCGCACCTCCTCGAAGCACCAACCTCCGAGGTCTCGTGTCAACGGCGTTGATGTCTTGTTGTGTTTATGGGAGGCTATCCGAATCGGTAGCGCTCCACGGGCCATAAGTACGCATTCGTATAGATTCATGTGTGTGTTGGGGGTTGGAAATAAAAAAGCCGGACAATGATGTCCGGCGAAGAAAGTCGGTTGACAGAGGATGCGCTTCAAATGGATATCCAAAGCTCATGCCTATATTAAGAACTCTTTTCAGGGTTTTGTCAAGGTGTGATTTTTTTATAAAGGGGGTAGTTTGTTTGACTGGAACCCAGCTTCTTTGACAGCATTGCTCCATGAGCCAAAAGCGTTGTTAAAAGCGTGATAGCTGGCCATCTTCCTTTTCTTAGAGAGGTGATGAACATCCCTCCCTGTGGGAACACGACCTAGCTCTTCTTTCATGTCCCTAATTTGTTTTATCAAATCTGGCTTTGTATAAAAATTACGAATCCTTTGAACCTCAAGTCCAGCCGCCTGCAAAGCTTTATTGAAGGTGCCAAAATTCGATCTGAACGGCCCGCTACTAGCTGTTTTATGTTCTTTTGAATAATTATCTACATCCTTCGCTGTTGGGGTTCTCCCTAGATATTCCTTTACATCTTTGAGTAATTGTATCAAAACAGGCTTCTCATAAACAACAAATCGACTTTCAAAACCTGCAGCCTCTAACGCCGCACTAAATGAACCAAATGCCTTTGCATAACCTGCGGGGCTAGCGGTTTTCTTTTCCTTCGAGGCAACCTTTATATCCTCAATCGTTGGAACGTAGCCTAATTCTTCCTTCAGGGCCTGTAGTTGCTGAACTAAGAGCCTCTTTCTTTCGTTAATCTTGACTTCCATAAGACCCGCTGCCCTCAAGGCAGAAGTGTAAGAGCCAAACGCATGTACATAGGCTCTATAGCCAGCACCTTTTTTCTCTTTCGAATTTTGGATTACATCATCAAGAGTAGGAATCTTCCCAAGTTCTTCTCTCAAAGACCTCAACTGCTCAATCAACAGTGGTTTTTCATAGCTAATAGAATCGTTTAGCCTAAGGCCAGCAGCTGTTAGAGCATTATTCCAAGAACCAAAAGCAGTTGCAAATGCTTTTGGATTCGCAGTCTTTCCCTCTCTGGATGCAATATTCATGTCAGCTATTGTTGGCGTATGGCCCAATATTTCATTCATGGCTTTGAGCTGTTGTATTAAAGTTGTCTTATCAAATTTTCGAGGTACGCAATTAAGCTTGAATCCAGCAGCTTCTAGGGCTTTGTTCCAAGAACCGAAAGCTGCTATAAAGTAGTCGCGGCCAGCCACTCCTCTTTCTCTGCAAGCAACTCGAATATCTTCTGCTGTTGGCGTCCTTCCAAGACTTTTAGCTTCTGCTTTTAAAAGAGCTATTAGGTTTTCCTTCGTATATCCCTCTCTCGCTTTTCCAATAACATCCAGTATCTCAATCACCTGCTGGGTAAATTCAAATTTGCCAAAGTCAAAGACCTTCGTTGTTTTATCTTCTTGCTCCGCCTCCATAGTAGGCTTTAGCCTCGCCGTTTCCTCCATAACACGCTTATTTAACCCATGTACCATTTCAATGCGTTCACAGTTGCCAGCAAAGTCTAGGACGAGAACCTTGTCCTTGCCTTCAACTTTCCTTAAGCCTCTTCCAAGTTGTTGGTAAAATACGTTCTGCGATTGTGTCGGCCTTAAAAATAAGAGCACATTGATATCGGGGAAATCCACCCCTTCATTAAACTGATTTACGGTAACCAGGTTACTCACTTCGCCCCGCTTAAAAGCATCTATATGGTTATCTTGATTTTTATCTGATACTTCCGAATGTACAGGTCTTGCGTTCGGCATCAAATCCACAATTCGATTTGCGTGGGCAATCCCAGAGCAGAAAGTTAGGATTTTCGGGTTCGTAATTCCAGCCTTAGCAATTCGCTCGTTAACAATTCTAAGTATCTCCTCGTCTCTTTTCGGGACAAAGACCCTTCTGTTTAATTCCTCAACCGTCAATCTATAGGGATTTTCGATTTCGCCAACTTTAACAAGGTCGTCCGCTATCAATCTATAATCGACTTTGCTTAACAGGCCATTTGCCAAAGCATCCTCAAGTGGAAGTGAGAAAACTTCTTCACCGTAAAACTCTCGAATGTCTTGCAAGTCCATACGATCAGGTGTCGCGGTCATGCCCAAGAGGAAGCCCGGACGAAAATGCTTTATGACTGGCCCAAACGTATCAGCATGGGAATGGTGGGATTCATCAACCACTACATAACCGAACTCCCTGCTGTCAAATTCACCATACCGTTCTGCAAGGGTTCGGAAAGAGCCGAACAGATACTTCGCATCCCTATCCTTGGCGTCTCCATGATAGAAACCATACAGCGCGGGGTCACCGCCAATAATACCCTGAAAATCATCTTTAGCCTTTTGAAGAATCCGATTTTGATGGCAGAGAAACAAAACCTTTTCTTGTGGGTGTGTCATAATCCACTCCTGAACATCCCAAGCTACCGTAAGAGTCTTTCCTAAACCAGTAGCCATAACAACAAGCGCACGATTTTGTCCTTCTTCACGTTTTTGATGAAGAATATCTAGGCATTGCCGTTGATGTTTATATGGGGTAATCATGCCCTTCATCTATTGTGGGGGTGGTCTTCTTGGGGAGCCTCTGCTCTTATGATGCGGCTGGCTTGCTCTATAGTCTTGCTCGGTTTTGTGGTAGTTTTGCCAAGTTTATTCTTTGTATTTCCCCCTCTTTTATTGGGTTCCAAACTGGCAGCCAGGTACGCTTGAGGTAAATTGTCGAAATATTTATAAAAAAATCGCAGCGAATATATCTTACCCACTCTTGAGACTTCATTAATATCGTTGTAATTGGGTGTTCTACCTTTTTCTTTGGCCAAGTCTTGCAACTGCTTTATCAGTATCGCCTTGGCTTCCTCGTCAGTCATACTACTAAGCTGAGGCAAACAAGTTGTCTTTATGCCAGCAGCAATTTGCACCTCGGCCAAGTTCTCGAAGTATCTTTTAAAAGTATTCGCCGAATACGTCCTTCCTACCTTTGATGCTTCATCAATATCACGCTGAGTAGGTGTTCTACCTTTTTCTTCAGCCAATTTTTGCAGCTGTTTTATCAGTATCGCTTTAATTTCTTCTTCAGGTTTGCCATCTAAACGTGGCAACGAAGTCGGTAGCAGACCTGCAGCTAGGTACGCTTGTGGCAAGTTCTTAAAATACTTAGTAAAAATGCTTGGCGAATACATCACTCCCGCTCTCGAAGACTCATTAATGTCGTCGCGATTGAGCGTTCTACCTTTTTCTTTGGCCAAGTCTTGCAACTGCTTTATCAGTATCGCCTTGGCTTCCTCGTCGGGTCTACTACTAAGCCTTGGCAATAAAATCGATGGCAGTCCGGCGGCTATTCGCGCTTTAGGTATACCACCAAAATGTTTCGCAAACATAGCACTTGAGTAGATTTTTTCAGCTTTTGACGCTTCATTAATATCGTCGCAATTAGGAGTCCGGCCTTTTTCTTCAGCTAATTTTTGCAGCTGTTTTATCAGTATCGCCTTAATTTCTTCTTCAGGTTTGCCATCTAGACGTGGCAATGAAGTCGGTAGCAGGCCTGCAGCCAAGTACGCTTGTGGCAAGTTCTTAAAATATTTTTCAAAAGTCTTTGAAGAATAGATTTTCCCCGCTTTCGAAGCTTCATTAATGTCGTCGCGATTGAGTGTTCTGCCTTTTTCTTCAGCCAAGTCTTGTAGCTGTTTTATAAGTATTGCCTTGGCTTCCTCCTTGGACTTTTCAATAAGTTGTGGCAATACAGTCGGTGGCAAGCCTGCGGCTCTTTGCGCTTCCTGTAAAGATCTAAATTTGCAATAAAAAGCCCTAGTACTTGCCATTCTGCCCTCTTTGGACGCTCTATCTATGTCTAGGGAGTTAGGAGTTCTCCCTATTCTTTGTGCTTCGGCAATTAACTGTTCAATCAAAGCTTCTTTGGTATATCCCTCTTCAATTTTTCCAATAACATCCAAAATCTGCACTACTTGTTGCGTAAACTCGAACTTGCCAAAATCAAATACCTTGGTTGCTTTCGCTTGCGTTTCTCTCTCCGCTTGTGACTTTCTTCTTTCTATCTCTTGTGTTACACGTTTGCTTAGCGCGTTGACCATTTCTATACGTTCGCAGTTTCCTGCAAAATCCAAGACCAGAACCTTTTCTTTGCCTTCAATCTTTCTTAGGCCTCGCCCTAGCTGCTGGTAAAATATATTCGGCGATTGTGTTGTCCTTAAGAAAAGCAGCACATTAACTTCGGGAATATCAATTCCTTCATTGAATTGATTTACCGTTATCAGATTGCTTACCTCGCCACGTCTAAAGGCAGCTATATGATCATCTTGAAGCTTGTCGGGTATTTCTGAATGTACAGGCCTGGCGTTCGGCATCAAATCCAAGATGCGCTCTGCGTGAGGGATACCTGAGCAGAATGTCAGAATCTTAGGATTAGCGATCCCTGCATCGGCTATGCGCTCATTGACAATCCTCAGAATCTCTTCATCTCTGGGCGGTACAAATACCCGCCTGTTTAATTCTTCGATGGTCAATCGGTATGGATTCTCTATCTCACCGACAGTTACCAAATCGTCGGCAATCAGCCGATAGTCCACGGTAGTTAATAGCCGCCGTGCTAGTGCTTCTTCCAAGGGCAAAGAGAATACTTCCTCACCATAGAACTCTCGTATGTCCTGCAAATCCATCCGGTCTGGCGTTGCAGTCATACCTAAAAGAAACTTGGGGTAGAAGTGTTTAATCACAGACCCATAAGTAACGGCATGAGAGTGGTGGCCTTCATCAACTACGACATAGTCAAATTCGTTCTTCCCGAATTCGCTGTATCGTTCCGCAAAAGTCTGGAATGAGCCAAACAAATATTTAGCGTTTCTATCCTTTTGGTCTCCGTGATAAAACCCATATAAAGTGGGGTCTCCACCAATAATTTCTTGAAAATCTCCTCTTGCTTTTCCCAAAATCCTATTTTGATGACAAAGAAATAAAACCTTAGATTGAGGATGTTCCTGAATCCATCGCTGAACATCCCATGCGACAGTTAGGGTTTTGCCCAAGCCGGTGGCCATTACTACAAGTGCACGCTTACCCCCTTCTTCACGTTGTTGGTGAAGAATATCCAAACATTCTTGCTGATGTTCGTAGGGCGTGAGCATAAACGATGTATATATTACCTCTAATAAGCCTTAAAAACAAGGTTATTCTCTGGTAAGCCGCCCGCGTTAGCAAATGTCTTAAAGCCAAAAATCGGCTTTTTACAGGCTACTTCAAGTAGGCCAACAATTTCGCCGTAAGATCGTCCGAAGCTCTCGCGCCGGAGATAACCCTATCCAAGACCTGCGGCGTACAATCATCCAGCCTCCGGACACGTTCCCCGCTGGCGCATTCCTTGTCTATCAATGCGGCATCAAACTCACGCGCCTTTTTGTAGTAGATAGCCGTATTCTTTGTGATAAAGGGATGATCGCCTATTTTTAGTTTACAAGGCGAATCCACGCAATGGCGCTCGTCGGTCATATTGACGCACAAAACAAGGCCGTTGATTGGTTTTGAAATAACAATCCACGCATGGCTCCCATCCCCTACAATTTGAAAAACTGTTCCAGGGGTAGGCATCTTATGCACGTCCGAGGAGCATGTCTGCCAGTTGAAGCGAATGAACGGATTCTTCAATCTCGGTGATTTCAGAATCGCTCTTGCCAACGGCCTTCAAAATCTTTTCTGCGGGAAGGTCTTTTGAACTGCCGCCCACATCTTCGTACTCTTTGAGGGAGTGGCAGAATTCACGCATCTTTCCAAAAGTGAAGTTTTTGAACTTTGAATGGAGCTCTTGGAGAATCTTCATCTCCGACTTTGAAAGCTCATCGGTTCCTGGGTCTTTGGTGAGAAACACACGGTTGCTTTCCTCATCCACATTCGAAATGAATTCCGTCCAAGGGAAGTTGACCGAGTAGACCATTCTTCCTTTGATGAGGTCATAGATTCTACCGAGAATGGGGCCGTGTTTCATTGAGACAGTGCGGTCGCCCGTGATGGGCTCGCCCCACTTTTTCAACGATTCCCGATCTGCCAAGTAGAGCATCTTGATGAAAAGGTACATCTCCATCTCTCCACCGTTTAGCCTCAAAAGGTAGGCGGCAGCCTGTGCGCTTTTCTTGGGATTGAAATGGAAGTTGATCATATAATTCGTTCCTTATTAATATACACCTAGAACACCCCGATGTCAAATGAAGGCAAAACTTTGCTCCGAAGTCAAGTATAACACAAACTTTACACGGTCTGTTCGGCGGCAAGCTTGCTCAGGTAAGAATCAAGGCTCGGCAGGTACAACAGTTTTATGCCTCGTTGCGCCCCCTCTCTTTTTATCGAGATACAGGTAATGGCTTTCTTCTTGTGCAGTTCATCCAGCGTTGTCCTGGACAAGCCATAGAACCTGCTGCGTGGCCTTGGCATCCTTACCCAGTTTTCCTGGGCAAGTTGACTCTCTCTTTCTTGAAGGTTCGTCATAAGTGTTTAACTTAAATCTTAGTTAAACATTATCTAAACATTTGTCAAGCCTCTGCGGCAACCTTTAAATCCGGCATTTTACTCATAGCATCACGCATGGCGTTAAGATCAAAGTGAGTGTACTGTAGATGGACTATGCTTGTATGCCCAACAAGCTTTCGCCGGATCTCTTCGGGAACGCCGCTATTAGCCATCATCGAAACACAGGTATGCCGCAAAGAGTGAAAGCTGAGGCCGTAAAAATTGTAGCACCCGACGCTCTTCTTTTTAACCCTGTCAATTCCTGTCGTGGCCATCAGTCCCGCAAATAATTCGCTCAGACCATGCGCTCCACCTGTTCCTTTGTTGTACAAGGAAGGGAATATCGGCATTGTGGGCAGGCGCTTCTTTAAATGACTGAAATACTCCCAAAGCTGGGGCGACATTGGTACCTCCATTTGCCTTTGCATTTTCTCCTGTACATAGCGGATAACGCCGTTTTTGAGGTCGACGTTCTGCCAACGTAGGCGCGCTGCATCTTTTATCCGCATCCCACAGTAGGCTCCCAAAAGGATCATACCACGCCACTCTTTATCGGCGTTCTCTAACAGGCTGGCAATCTGTTCCGGCGTAAAAATATCTCGCGTATTGGCCGTACTTAAACTGCGACGTAGGGTATCAACCGCCGTTGCTGGATTGGTAAGGAGCAAACCATCTTTTATAGCGCGCCCAAAGGCAATCCGAAGTGTCTTGATAGCCACATTGACAGTCCCCGGCGACCGATTGTTATCTATCATGGATTGCTTAAACTCTTCAATTTGACGAGGTGTAACCGTCATTAGGGGAAGGGCGGCTTTGCCACCCAGATGTTCAATAAACTGATCTATGACCGAACGGTAGCGCATATACGTGGCGTAGCTCGTGTTTGCGCTTATCTTCTTTAGCCAATCTTTTTGTAAGTACTCGGAAGCTGCAGGTGATTTAATGCGGCCTACCCCCGCCAAATCCAGCATCTTATTGAGGTAGCTTCGGGCCGTGGTTTCTGTCAAAATCAAGTCTTTGGAGTCATTATTGGCTCTTTCAAGCTCCAGGGCGTAGGCCATAGCCTCGTCGTAGTCGGTCAGCTTTGTGCTTTTTCTGATTTGCTTTCCGCCCTTCAGGGTGATAGTACAATACCAGTAACGGGATTTGCCCCTTGAGTCCTTGTTGATGGATGGCATAGGTCATAAGATAGTCATAATTACGCCGAAGTCAACGGCCTTCTTAGAAGCGATTCTATGCGGGTTGCAGGGCAGCCAAAGGGCAAAAACCGTATCGAGGGTTCGATTCCCTCTGCCCGCAAACTATTTGATAATCAATAGGTTAAAAATTGAAATTAGGCCAAAAGCGGCCAAACTGATAGCAAAACTGATAACATCCCACCCGCAAACACGCATAACACCTAGCAAAAAAGCTAACACGGAGCGTGTGAAACTTTGGCTTTCGCGCGGGGCGCAAGAATGATTGCACTACTGGCCTCGCCAAGAATTCATGCTCAACTATACTCGCCTGATGGCCTTTTTTACAATGACGGGTAGGCACTTTTCGAGTTTTTAGCGGGTGGCCTATGCGGAGGTAGCTGAAACGCAGGAAAAGGCCTTCTACACAGGAACAGTCATGGTGAGTTACCACTCCCCCGTTCTCTTGGAGAAAAACCCATATATCTGACTGTTATGTTCAACGCCTTATCACAAGAGAAACGTCTTTCAGCTTGTGGATTAGACGGTCGTATTTTAAGTCATCGGCTAATTTTGCCTGCATTATCTTTTCAAAGAGTTTGGGTGATAGTGTCCTGACAACAATATCAGCCCCATTTTTATACAAAGTTTGTGGGTCTGTGGTGTTTGAAACACCTACAACAAACATCCCCGCCGCCTTCGCTGACCTTACTCCCTTGGCAGCGTCTTCGACCGCCATAACTTGATTCCCCAGCAAGACTACGCCCAACAGACTACTGAGTCTCTTTCTCCCCTCAACATATGGCGCGGGATCAGGCTTTCCTGGAAGGCCATCATTAGCGGTCACCGCAGGAACTACAAAACGTATTTTAACAGAGGGATGTCTCTTGAAGTATTTCTCGATGTCCGCTTTTGACGCGCCTGTCACATGGATCAAAGGATATCCTTGTTGCTTTAGGAATTTTGTAATTGCATCAGTGTAAGAATAAAGAGCATATGGTTTTATCCTTTCTTCTTTTCTTACTAATGCAGACCGCTGTCTCAAAAGCTCATTGACTTTAGGTATCCGCCTATTGCTTCCTAGCTGGAGTGATTCCACTCTTTCCTTGAAAAACTCTGGTGCCAGTTTTTGAATAAATCCGCCGTCTACATATCTTTTCCAAGTTAGGATCGGCATGCCGTTCTGTTTTAGAATAGCATTAAAAACTCGCCAATGGAAACGGTCCGAATTAACGAGAGTTCCATCAACATCAAATGCGACTGCCCTGATATATCCCATATAAGATAGTATAGCATAAACCTCTCCCATTTCCTTGATTGATTGCCTTTGTCAAATTTAGGCCGTAGAATATGGCTATGACCGAGAAAACAGAGTTTCTGAAAGAGGATATCCTAAATCTTATGGGCATGTACAAATTGGGGGACTATAATAGTTATAAGACTTTCGCCCAAGGAACATTACAGACAACTATCATGCTTCAAACAAGCACGGGGAAGTATGTACTTAAATATTATGAAAATAGGTCAAAACCCCATGTCGTATTTGAAGTTCAGCTTACTAACTTTCTAGAAGGCTATGGTTGGCCAGTAGCTCCAATCATAAAAAATGAGAATGGTGAATTCATAAGCGAATATAAATCTATTCCTTATATCATTATCAAATATATTGAGGGCGAACATTGTAAAAATCCCAACGACTACTTTGATACCCTTAAAATGGCACAGGTTATCAAAGTCTTGGCTGAA